ACTCAAGCGTACAAAAAAAGTAACAAACTATCCTTAGAGGTTAAAAATGATAAAAATCTGCGTATTCGACATCGATCCCCACGGGGCCTGTTCCTATTATAGAGGCATAGGAGTCCTGGCAAAACTCAAGAAGCTCAATCCGGAAATAACCGTACAATACATGGAGCAAGCCACATGGTTCGAGCTCGCAGATGCTGATATCTGTTTTTTTGTCCGGCCAACAGAGGGCTCATTCCTTCAGGCAATAAATATGGCAAAAGATCTTCACATACCGGTATGGATAGATTTTGACGACCTCTTGGATGAGATCCCTCTCTGCAATCCTTCATTCGAGTATTTCCAGGGGGGGGGCCTCGAAAACTTTAAGAAATGTATCGATGTCGCTGATGTCATGACGGTATCAACACAATCCCTGGCAGACTACTACAAGAATCTATGCCCGGTGCCAATCAAGGTGATAGAGAATGCGTTCAATGACTACTCCTACACCTTCCAGAAGCCTTCCAAAAAGTCAAAGTTCATAAACTGGCGAGGATCAATAACACACAGAGACGACCTGCTGTCCTGTTCAAAGGACATATTCTCTCTCTCGCAGAGTTACCGTGAATGGACATGGAGTTTCCTGGGTGGGGACCCATGGTACATCGCCAATCACATCGAAAACGCCTATGTCTCAAAGCAATTAGACATAATTGCATACAATAAACTAACAGAGGAATTCCATCCCGAGATACAAATGGTACCGCTCGAATTCAGCGACTTTAACAGTGCGAAATCAAATATTGCCTGGATAGAAAGTACATCCATGGGAGCTGCCACAATTGCACCCAACCTCCCAGAATTCGACCGGCCAGGGGTCATAAGATACTCAGAAGAAACCGGAAATTTCGGCTATTATCTCGAAAAAATGATCAAAAGTCAGAGCTTCAGAGAAGAAAATTACCTCGCCAGCTTCGAATACGTAAAAGAAAATCTTATGCTCAGCGAAGTAAATAAAAAACGGCTGCAAATAGTCGAGGAGATAGTATGAACGATGTCTGCTTAATCTACTTGCCAAAACCATATCTTAAACAGCCTGATTCTCAAGCCCCTCTCGGCTTGATGTACCTCGCAGCCTCCCTCGAAGAGCTGGGGCGGTCCGTAACAATAGAGAATTGTGCCAGTCTGACCGATGACGAGGCCGTGAATAGCCTGCCTCCGGCACACCTCTACGGGATCACAACAACCTCCCTCGAAATCCTCCAGGCAAACCGGTTCAGCGAAAAATTAAAGAAAAGATTCCCGTCCGCAAAGATAGTACTCGGTGGCCCTGGGGTATACTCCCACGAATTCATAGATTTCGGGCTCATTGACTCGATATGTCTGGGGGACGGGGAACTAACAATTCATAACATTCTACAGGATGCGAGAAATAACACGATGAGGCCCCACTACTTCGGTAAAATGGTAGAAGATCTCGACATGCTGCCTCTACCAGCAAGGCACCTCCTCAAGACCTCCCAAGGCGGGGACATTTTCGCCTATGGGCATCACTACGCAGGGGGTGACAGCACTATAATCGTCAGCAGCAGGGGATGTGCCTTCAAATGTGCCTTTTGCTCGGCTCCAAAACTGACCCACAACAATAAAATGAGGTTCAGGGACCCTAAAGAGGTCGCGAGAGAGATGAAACACGTCAAAGAGGCATACGGAATCGAACAATTTCGCTTCTCAGATGACCTCTTGACAGTCTCAGAGAAAAGGACCATCAACCTATGCCGTGAAATAGCTCCTCTCGACATAAATTTCCGGATATCAACCCGGGTGAAACCGCTCACAACGGATATGCTAAAGGCTCTCAGGGATGCGGGGTGCAAGGAATTCAGCTTTGGTATAGAGTCAGCGGACCAGAAAGTCCTCGACGGCCTGAACAAAAAAGCAACGGTCGAAGACAATATCAGGGCCCTTGAGATATCTCATGAGTATGGATTCGTGACCAGGGCACTCATGATGATTCATACACCATTCCAGACTCCGGAAACAATAGAACTAAATAAAGAATTCCTTCGAAATACTCCAATAGATATAATGGCACTGACAAACTTCATACCCATCCCAGGTTGCGACGTACATGCAAACCCTGATAAGTATGGCATTGAATTGCTGGACGTGAATCTCGATGACTTTAATTTCTATTTTTTCGGACCCGAAGGCAGACTCCCGATAAAACCAATATTCAAGATCAAAAACCGACCCCTGCAAGAATTCATAGACGAAAGTGAATCTTTCAGGGATTGGGTAGAGTCAGATTACAAAAAAATAAATAAGGGATAAAAAAATTATGGAGACTTTAAAAAAATTTGAAAGCATAAAATTATTTGAGGATAAATAAAAAAACATGATGGAAAAAACTTGTTACCTGACCAGGATTAAAGATGAAGAAAAATTGATTTACTACAACCTAATATACCACTATAGCCTCGGAATAAGACGCTTCTACATCACCCTGAACAATAGCAACGATGAAACGGTTCAAGAGATAAAACGATTCATCGACGACAAGAAGGATGCAGTCGTTTCAATGATCACCAACACCGATACATCATACACTCAGCCGGAAACATTCACTCAGATGAGTGACATGGCCCTTGACAATGGTTTCCAATGGCACATCCCCGTGGATGCAGACGAATTGCTGGTGATAAAAGGCAAATCCCTCAATGACTTCCTTGCTCAATACAATAAGCACGAGTACGGGTTTATCCGGTTTCCATGGGTAGATTATCATCCCACAGATCTCGACACACATAATGACCCCAATTTCTTTTCTCGCTGGGAACATCGTAGGGATGTCCCGAGAGGACCCTCTAAAATCATTGCTAAATGGCAAAAGGGGTGCCGATACGGTGACGGACATCACCTTTTAGTCGCCAAACGTAACGAATTAGCAACCATCCCTATAGAGCAGGGGTTCTATGCCCATTTCGTCAATCGGGAACGAGACCAGATCAAAAATAAAAGAATCAGGATAGGCGAGGCATTCGTCGAAAAATACGGCATAAACTCCGAAAAGCCCCAGATAACCGAATACAAAAAATGGCTTGACCAGGGAGAAGCATATTTCGACCAGGTCTGGAAAGATCTGAAAACCAAGAGGGCAAAACTATTCAAAACTCTTATCCACGATCCCATTGACCATGGGATGTTCGAGTGACCTTACACATGGATTCCCTTATGTAAGGGAAGTGGGCTCAAAGTAACATAAGGCAGTAAACCACTTTGCAGCAGACCTTCAGGCTCATGCAAAGTATCTATTTAATAGTAGTAGTAGTTTTCCCACGGAGGGGTAGTAGCCTCCGTGGGACACTTTTAAAGGCCGGAAATAACTAAATGACCATTTAGCTAAAATTTGCCAAATATTGCAATTTTTTCGAGGGCAAAGAGCTTTTATTCTTGACGTGACGGGCATAGACTGGCATAGTCATTCTTTACGTTAAAGATCCATATAGGAAATCAATGCAAAACAGACCGCCAGACATTCCAGATCCAATATCTAACACCTCTTTTTTTAATAAAAGCCCTGAAATCAGGGCCTTTTTTAATCTCAAATCTATAAAGTGCATAACCATCCAACTGTTTCTAAGTTATAAGGCTGTAGGAAAAAGCTCCTTCTGTAGGATATTACGCACTATTAAAACAGTTATTACATAACCCTCCAGACCCGACAACCGCGAACTATCTCATAATCAAGAAACACTTGGATTGTTATCAATTTATAGTAACGTATACTCCTGTATATATATAGTATATATTATATAGTATTATATATATATTATACTATATATTGTTATCTTATTTATATACAGGATTTCTTATAAGTGTGATAAACCTCCAACTGATTATATGCACTTTTATAAAGTGCATAAATGGGCAGAGGTCTTGAGTTTTTTTATCGAGCGTTCGCTCGGAAAATGTCCTCTGCACCTTTATCACACTTATCATTTTCGGTCAACTACTGACCGAAAAAAGGTAAGACCTCTACACACTTGTCACACTTATAGGCTCTTCATGTACACTTATAAGGTTGCGGACTTTAAAAGTTTTTTATTAAGATAATTACAATTTTTATCGTTGACATCAAACTGCGACTCTGCATGGTCGAGACATAAATAAATGCGGGAAAGGAGTCGGCCTATGGGGTTTCATGGAAGTGGCGAAAAGGAATTATGGGGTAGGATAAGAGGATTCATGCAGGCATACCAAGAGTCTATCAAGGATGAGGGCAATGCCATTGAGGACGCTATTCATCTAACCTCAGACGGGTGCTTGTATCACCTATGCCTGAAGGTCAAAGAGCATGGCACCTTCAATAACGCTGCAATCGAGGACTCCCATGCGAAATATGTCATTACCCTGCTGAATAATCTGATTGAAAAGTTTATCTTCGAGGGGATTGAGCTCCGACCAGTGATTCCAGTGAATCTCAATGAGGACATGTCCTACCATATACAGTTCAGGTGCCGGAGGGCTCCCCTAAACCCTATCGAGATAGTACCGAGTGAGCATATTGTCAATACTACCATGGCAAGGGCGGTACAGAAGATCTATTCGTTGATTGCCAACAGTGGGGACGACGGCATCACCAAGACAGAATTGACTCATGGTGCCCGAACGATCAGCAGCTCTGTCCGACAAAACATCATAGATACCCTGGTGACTGAGAATAAGGTCAGGGTCGAGGTCTCCCAGCCATACCGGAAAAAGAAATTTACCTACTATGCAACATAATAACATCCTAACCATCATACTCCCAGGCCCTCCGGTCCCGAAAGCGAGGGCCAAGTCGGGTCGTAGGGGGTTCTATAACCCACAGAGGGATATAATGAACATTGTTAAGGTCCTGATTAAACAGCAGCTCCCAGGGGACTTCAAGATGATTACCGAGAGAGTCCCCGTGGTAGTGAACATAAAGGCATTCTTCTCACCTTCAAAGACCGAAAGCACTAAAAAATTCCTTGACCTCATTAAAGATGAGGCCTATCCTTCGACTAAGAAAAAGGATAGGGACAATCTTGATAAATTTGTTCTTGATTGCATGTCGGGAATAATTTTTTATGACGATGCACAGGTATACGATGGACGAATCACGAAATTATACACACCAAACGAACCAAGGACCGAGATAGAAATATTATGGCAAAGTTAAAATGGACCAACCGAAAACTGATAAACTGGATGGATACATTCCTGGTAGGCTCAGGGAAAAGGATATTCGAGTTCGGGTCCGGAGACAGCACGATATGGTTCATCTCAAAGAGTCAATTCACAGTGAGCGTTGATTGTGACCACGAAAGTGCCCATCCGATATCAACGATAATATGCCGGAGGCCCTACAATAAGGTGATTGACCGGTTCCAGGACAATTTCTTCGACATGGTATTCATCAATGGCGACGACAAAAAGCAATGTTTCGAGAATTCCATCCAAAAGGTCAGAGAGGGTGGCTGCATAGTGATAACAGGCCCGACGGGGTTTCTGTTCAATATAGAGGGATGGGATAAAGCAGTGATAATGAGCTCTACAATATTAACAAAGCCAAGGGTGAAGGTATGAAATGCCCATACTGTCAAACCGAGCTTGAATATAAACCTGAGCTGAATGATTACACCTATGTGTGTCCGAAATGCGGCGACACAACAAGATCGAATATACTGGTGATTGAGAAATGAATAAAGAATCAATAATAATCATAAGCGGGAAAGATGCCATTAAATTTAATAAAAGTATGGAAGCGGTCAATCCGATTGAACAGTCAAAGATGAAAAGGATGTTGGAGAATTATAAATTATTGAATTCAGCAGAGGCAATTGAAAGATGAGCGGAAAAAAGGTTAAACAGTTAAGGACTCAAAAAGAATTCCAAATTGAAATAGAAATAAGGGATAAACTCATAGGGGCTCTACTCCATGAGGTCGCAGAGCACAAGATAAAGATCCCTTCTCACATAACATCAATAATCGAGATACTATACGCATCAAAGGAGTAATTACCATGGAAGACAATCCTAAAAGTACCAAGAATGGCAGCAAAAAGGGCGTGAAGCCGAAGGGCCTGACGACAAAGAAAAAGTACGATCCCACTAAACCGGCTTTTCCGCAGCTCAATCCGAAACACCAAGAGTTCGTGAAACAGTATATCCTACACTACGGGAAGCTGAACGATTCGTACAGGGCGGTATATACGACGGTCACTAAAACATCGGTCGCCAGTGCGAATGCGGGACGGCTCCTACGCATGAAGAAAGTCAGGGATGCACTGGACCAAGAGTATGCGAAAATATGGAAAGATCGGGACAAAGAGATTGAGCAATCAAAGACCTATAAAATGATCCATGCCATAGGCAACAGCGACATATCTGAGGTCGTTGAAATGGAAAATGGCACACTTCAGGTCAAAGCTCTCAGTGAAATCCCTGTAGAGGCCCGACAGGCCATTATGGGCATCAAATACAAGCGGGTAGAGACCAAGGACGGCATGAATGAGACCATCGATGTCAAGATGCATCCCAAGGTCAAGGCTCTTGAGCTCAGGGCCAAGATCCAGAATATGATCGTTGAAAAGGCAGAAGTAACAGGGGATATCATAATCAAAAAGGCAATCCGACCAGGGGAAAACCCAGACGATGAAGAAAGCTAAAAAAACTCTATATGACACACTCGGGGTCAAGGCGGGTGCGAGCCCTGAAGAGCTCAAGGCAGCATTCAGGGCCAAGGCCAAGGATGCCCATCCCGACAAGAGAGGGTCAGAGGACGAGATGAAGGAAATAAACAAAGCCTATCTCATCTTGAAAGATCCTACTACTCGGGACAACTACGATAAGACAGGTGAGGACTCGGTTGACTACGGTGCCTATGTATTTCAGGTGATACTTGAGATCCTGGCGAGTATCATTGACAAAAATCCTCCAAACATCGACACGTTCCTTGACTCCATGCAGAGTGCGTGGTCATCTTCCCATGCTGGTAAGCAGCTCGAATTATCAGGAGAGATCTCGAAACTGGAGAAATTTCAGGCTCGTATAAAGAAATTCCCTGCCAACAACTTCATAGGGATGTTCTTGTCTGAACAGATTGGCCTCCTCGGGGCCGAAAAGTCAAAACTCTCAAGCAATTTCGAGAAGAGAGTGGAGGCATTCGATTTCTTCAGGGAGTACGAATTCGATGAGATAGAAGAGTTGATGCGGGTCCAGTTCACTATGACTACGGGAACAACGACGGCACTGTAGAAAAAAGTTATTGACAACTCCTCAAATGTGTGTCAATGTGGCACACATGAAAGGAATTACGACGGAAGATTTTATAAATCGATCGAAGGGTATACACGGAGAAACGTATGATTATTCCGAGGTCAAATATGTAAATAATTCAGCCAATGTTTCGATTACATGTCCTGTCCACGGGACGTTTGAGCAAAGGCCCTTTGTTCACTGGAGAGGTGCAGGATGCGCCAAGTGTAGCACTGAAAAAACTCATGCTGACCAAACCAAATCAACCGAAGTTTTTATAAATGAATGCATCAAGAAGTTTGGGAAAACCAGATTCGACTATTCCTTAGTTGAGTATAAGGGGGCATTCGAAAAAATAAAAATAATATGTTTGAAGCACGGAGAATTTGAAGTAGTAGCGAGATCCCATTTCAGAAATAACGGGTGTTGCATGGAGTGCCGAAGGGAGAGATTGTATGGAAAATTCTCGGACAATTGTTCTGGTTTTATAAAAAAAGCACAGAAAATACATGTCGATTTATATGATTATTCGGAAGTAGAATATTACAATCAAGCAACAAAAGTTAAAATCAAGTGCAACATTCACGATTATCTTTTCTCTATGACTCCAAATAATCACCTTCGCGGGAAGGGATGTCCGAAATGTAGATCAAGTAAAGGTGAAGCTTTAATAAGAAAATTTTTGATTAAAAATCAAATATCTTTTGAGGAGCAGAAGCAATATGATGAATGTAAATATAAGCAAAATCTATCATTTGATTTCTATTTGAACGATCACAATGTTTTAATTGAGTTTCAAGGAGAGCAGCACTATGTCCATTGCAATATGTTCCATAGTGTTGGTTCGAGATCATTGATGGATCAGCAAATTAAAGACCAAATAAAATGGGAGTTTGCGAAACAAAACGATATAAGATTGATTGAAATTCCTTATTGGTCTAAAGAAACTATCCCTGAAATATTGGAGAAAGAGTTGGAGACATGAAAGAGAAAAGATTAAATATCAGGATAAGTGAAGAAGCTCTGAATGAATTAAAAAATATTTCAGAGATGCAATCAAAAGAGAATGGGATGAAAATTTCTCAATCTAACATTATTAGAAAGGCTATTAAAGAATTTATTGAGAGACAGAATTTAACATGCAAATAGATTTCTCAAACTTCTATGAATGTATTGCTCCAGTTTTCTGGGATGCATTCGAAGCCAAGAATCGTATAAAGATATATTACGGTGGTGCGGGATCAGGCAAGTCGGTCACGGCATTCATGGAAATGGTATACAATATGGTTGTATACGGGTGCAATTACTTGGTAGTGAGGCAAACAGCAAACAGCAACCGGACATCTACATACTCTCTGACCAAAAAAATAATAAATGATTTTGGGATGTCAAAGTTCTTTAAAGAGAACAAGACAGATATGACCTTTCAATGTATCATCAATGATTCCATGGTCGTCTTCCGGGGGCTCGAAGATGTGGAACGCTTGAAATCGATAAGTTATAGCGGTGGGTCCGGCATACTTGAGCGTATAATCTTTGAAGAGGCGACAGAGGGGAATCTAGAAAGTTTTTCTCAGTTAATGATTCGGCTTCGTGGTACATCCGAAAACTTTTTCCAAATAGTCCTCCTTCTCAATCCCGTAAGTGCTCAGAATTGGATTAAAAAGACATTTTTTGACCGAGATGACTTTGATGTATATAAACACCACAGCGTGTTCCTAGACAATCCATTCATCGATGATGATTACAAGAAAACATTAGAAAGTTTTTTACACACTGATGAAAACTTCTATAATGTGTATTGCCTGGGGCTCTGGGGCCAGACCACTGGGCATATCTTCAACCATTATGAAGTAGTGAAATTTCCGTTTATCGAGAGTGATATCGATAGCTCTGAAATATATGTCGGATGCGATTACGGATTTAATCATCCGACATGTATATGCAAGAGCTATATTTATGATGGATGTCTCTACACTTTTGATGAAGTGGTTGCCTATGAAACAACGAATCCAGACTTAATAAAGGATGTTACAGAATATGAGTTTTTAGACAAGTCACAGAGAGTGGTTGCTGATAGCGAGGACCCCGCCAGGACAAAAGAATGGGTGCAACAAGGATATCAGTTCATTCATGCAAAGAAAGGGAAAGGGAGTGTCCTCCGGACCATAGATTTCATAAAGAGCTTCAAAAAGTGGTATATTGACCCGAAGTGTGTGAGATTATTACAAGAAGTCGAACAATATCACTGGAGACTCGATAAAGATAAGGTTCCCATGGACGAACCAGTAAAGTTTATGGATGACAGTATCGATGCGGTACGATATAGCATTGAACACCTTGCCAATATGCAATTAAATCCCTCTGTCCTGTCAGGCTCGAAATCCAAGGCCAAGATGAATATACTTGAGGTCAAGAAGGCCGAGCGTAAGAATATGCGTGAGGTCATGAAGGCCCAGAAAAGGGCCCAGCGAGAAAAAATG